CGCCGGCCGACTTGCGGCACGCGACGCCGCATGTGCGGGGCGACGACGGCAAATTTGTGTCCCCGAACACGGAGGCGACGAGACATGAGCGGCAAACGGGCGAAGCGGCTCCGCCAGCAGGTGGGAATGGGGCTGATTTACCGGCGGCTGAAACGGCTGTGGCCGCGGATGAGTCAGCGGCAGAAACGGTGGTACGTCGGTGGAGGAGAGGGTGATGCGGGGATGTAAGCGGTGCAAGGGGGAGGTGTCGTGGACGGCGGATACGGTGATCCTGATGGGAGGCGTGAAGGCGCATCTCTGTAACGACTGTCGGACGGACTTCCACGCGTATGTGACCCAGCTCCCCGAGTGGGGCGAGAAGCTGGTCTTGGAGGCCCGGGGACACTATTTTGAGGGTCTGGCCAAGGGGGGACGCCCGAAGACGGAGGAGGACTATCTGGCTGTGCTCCAAGCAGGCGACGCGCTTGAGCGGCGATTCTTTGTCCTCGGCCTGGCCTGGGTGGAGACGCCGAAGCCGGTGGCAGTGGGCATCCCGAGCGCTTGACTTTTCTGGCGTTTGGGGCTAATGCTTTCCTGGTGACCCTGCCACGGCTTTTGCTGGAAAGTACCGCCTATGCCCTGGTTTGCGCCCTCGGTGACAGCCCCTGGGACCCTGGAGAACGCCCATGTCCGGCGGCATGAGATTACGCCGTCCCCAGCGCAGGAGCGCATTATCCAGAGCACGGCCACGATTGTGGTGGCGGTGTCCGTTTTTGGGCAGGGGAAAACCTATGCGATGATTATGAGCATGATTTATCATGCCTACCGGTGCGGGGTGAAGTTGCGCGCGGCGATTATTCGCGACACCCACACGAACATTTTGCGCACGATTGTTCCCGCCTTTGATGCTTTTTTCCTCGACTCTGGCACCCCGCACAAGTGGACGCACGACTTTAAGAAGCTCCAGATTTATACCGGGCAGGGACTTGAGGTCGACCTCCTTGGTATCGATGACCTGGCCTCCGTCGCGGACATCCAGGGCGGCGAATGGGGGCTCATCTGGCTCGAAGAACCCTGCCCCTACACCGACTCCCGCACCGCCAACGCCGGCCTCTCCGAAGACTTGTACAACGCCGCCCTCGTCCGCTGCACGCGCCAGCAAGGCACGAAGGGCCGCCTGCAAATTAGCTCCAACCACCCCGACGAAGAACACTGGTTTTACCACCGGTGTCTCATGGCCCCCGATGGCATGGTCGACCCCCGGACGCCGCTCATCACCAAAGAAACGATTGAAATTCCGCCCGGCGAAAACACCCACCTCAAGGCCGAATCCTCGCAGGCCGTGATTGCGGCCTATGCCAATGACCCGATTGGGTATGCGCGGTTCGTGAAGGGCGAAGCGGCAATGCGGTATCCGGGGAAGGCGGTCACCGGGCGGGTGTTTAACCCGGCGATTCATGTGTCGCCGATTCCGCTGGAGCCGGTAGAGGGGCTCATGTCGTTCATCGGGTGGGACAGTTGGGGAAATCCCGCCGCGTGCCTGGGGCAGCAATGGCCCGATGGGCGACTCTGGATACTCGATGAGTGCGTGGATGGTGAAGACGTGCGCGACCTGGTGCATAACAGCGTCAATCCGCTGGTACAATCGCCGCGCTGGAAAGACAAGAGTTATGGGTGGCGGCAAATTGGCGACCGGACGATGCGGCAGCCCGACCAGAGCCGCCATGACGAGAGTGCCGCCGATGCGGTGGAGACGGAGTTTGACCCCGGCATGGGGCAGCAGGTGCCGTTTGAGTTAGGGCCGCAGACGTGGCCGCAAGTCCGCTTAGGGTTTATGCATGCGTTGCAGTGGATGGTCCGCGGACAACCGGCGATTCTGATTGATGGGAAGCGGTGTCCTCGGCTGGTAGGTGGCCTCAAAGGTCGGTGGCATTGGCCTGTGAACCGTGCAGGCGTGCCAACCCAGCTGACCCCTCTCAAGGACGCCGCCAGCCATATTTGCGACGCCTGGGCGAACGCCGTCGCTATCCTCGCCCCGTGGAGCGCCTTGACGCACCAGAGTTACTTACGCAAACGGACGCATGGGCCGGAGCGACGGCGCAGTCGCCAGATGGCCGCGTCCTATTCGACAACGCCCACTGGGACGTACTAGGAGGTTTGATGATCGGCGACTACGCTGGCGGGCACCACTTTCAGATGGGCGCCGCCGCCGAAGACATCCAGGGCGAGATGGCGCGGGTTCAGAAGCAGCAGGCCGAGCAGGCGCGGCAGCGGAGCGATTATGGGATGCAGACTGCGGCTCCCTCTGTGATGCCAGCGCCGCCGCCTGGGCCACCATCTCCGTTGCATGGGGTGATTGATGTCCTTGGGTCGCACCTCAATGAACATGGGATGCTCCTCTCTCGGCTCTATGATCGCTTAGAACAGGCCGGCGTGCTCTTGCCGGGGCCGCCAAGTACTGAGGACGCGTCTCTCCCTGTGATGTCTTTCCGGCTCGGGCAGGTGCTGAGTGACTATACTGCCGGGGTTGCTCACATGAATACCGCGCTCCGCATGCTGCTGGAGCAACTGGCTCTATGAAAGATTTCTACTACAAGTTCTGCAACTGGGTGACCTATGGCCGCTGGACCGGGTGCCAGCATGACTGGATGCCGTTGGCATGGGATGACTGGCATGGTGTGCGGTGTGGAGCCGAGCGATGAGCCATGAAGCCCTGCAGGCAGCCTGGGATGCGGCCTATGCCGCCGAACGGACGGCATTTGCAGCGTATGTGGCCAACCAGATATCGTGGAGCACATACCTGGAAGTCCTGCGAGCGGAGAACGAGGCTGCGGCCGCAGTCATCCCAGGTGCCCGACGCCACACGCTGGGGTTTCTGAAGGAGGTGCTCACTGAGCAGTAATCGGGAACGGCGGCAGAGTTCGCTGACGGTGGACCAGAAAGTCTCTACGGCCGGGTATGGGCGGTACTGGGAACTGCGACAGGCCATGGGCAAGAACAGTCGCGGCGAGATGCAGTATGCCGAAGCCTGGGTCGATATGGCCAGCGGACAAGACGGCGGCGAAAAAAAGGTATACTTGCATGAGGATGGTTGGAATGGGTCGCCTCCCCCGTTGCCGTCGGGCGACCCGGGGAAGCAAGCGTGCTATCAGCCACCGAACCAGCGGTACCGTGAGCGGTATGCCCTGATTGACTGGGGAGCGTAATGCCGATACGTAGTGGAAAATACCGGGTCACGACGACAGCGTCTGGGAAGAAAGTGCGCCTCCATTTTACGAAGAGTGGCGATGTGGATGAGGCCAAAAACCTTACCAGTGGGGCCACGCATACGCCGGCCGAGTTTAAAGCCGACCGCAAGGCCCGGAAGAAGAAGGCCAAAAAGCGAAACCTGCCATTTGTGAAAGGGAAGTAAGCGGTGGCGACTATTCCCGTAGGTGCTCGCGCGTACCAGCCGATTGGGCCTCAAGAGGGCCTGATTCGGTCGGAAATTGACCGGATTCTGCGTGACCTCCAAGGCCTGGACGTGCCCGATGCGCAGGAGATTTCTGAGCGTACTGACGCGGCGGGGGCGTATGCCGGAGAGAATCCAAAGCACTATGTAGACTATGCCGAGGAGTGCGTGAGAACTACGGCGACAGCTCTGCGTGAAGTCCGACAAATTCAACGACAGTGCTGGTCGATCTATCAGGAACAAGAGCCTCCAAACTATTCTTCAAAGCAAGATTGGCAGTCTAGGGCTGTTTTGCCTAAACCATATAGTGCCGTCCAATTCGCCGTCGCAATGGTGCAGGCCGCCTTCTCCCCGCAGTTCCTCTCCATCAAGCAAGAACCCTCCAATGCTGTGAGCGAGTTCTGGACAAAGTTGATGGAGCGACAACTTGACGAGCAGCACTCGAACTTCATCGTCCGCTTTACGGATGCCTCCGAGATGGGGTTTGCCGTGGGCCAATCGATGGAGATGATCCCCATTTGGGATAGCCAGAAAGGCTGCCTGACCTACTCCCTCGTGGAGCCCTGGAAGATTGACCGCGACCCGAACGCGCTGAACCGTGAACCGCAGAGCGGCATGTACTGGATTCACAGCGAGTGGAATGACTATTACGTGCTCCGCGAGGGCGAGAAAGCCGGGCGGTACAAGAACACGGCCGGCCTCCAGCAAGATGCGCAGCGCGAGACCTCGGGCAATAATACCCTCATGCACCAGACCGACCAGGCCCGGCTCCGGAACTATGTCCACCAGCGCAACCGCTACCGGAGTGCGATTCTCACCCGCGAGTTCTGGGGCACGGTCCTGGCCCCCAATGGCGAGATGCTTCTGCCCAATGCCACGTATACGGTTGCCGGGACGCGCCTGATTAGTGACCCGACGCCGTCGCCTTATAGTACCCTCCGCTGGCCAGGGATTGGGTTTTCCCCTTTGCCGCACCTGCTCCGCTTTGAAGGGCGCTCGCTCCTCCAGTCGGTGGTGTCCCTGTGGTATCTCATGTGCAACCTGCTCAGCCTGCATGCCGATTACCAGAACTGGATTGTGAATCCCATGCGGGAGGTGAATACCCGGGCGCTGGTGGAGAAGGACGACATCGACCCCTATCCTGGGAAGGTCTATCAGACGATGGACACGGTCAGTGGCCAGATGGCGGTGCGGACCGTGGACCAGCGCTTCATCACCGGCGACATCCTCGCCAACGAGCAATACTACGACCAGGTGTTTCAACGGGGCACGATGGTGAACGACGTGGTGCAGGGCCTGCCGGGCTACCGCGCCGAGATTACCGCCCGCGAGTCCGCGCAGAACCTGGCGCAGAGCCGCACGGCTTTTACAAAGATGGGGATGAACGAAGACGTGGGGGCCGTCCAGGCGATCCTCGCAGGCATGGAGACGCTCCGGTTGGATGCTACGCGCCAGACGCTCCTCGAGTGTTTCAAAGTCGAAGAGTTGGTGGCGATGTTTGGCGACCGCGGCGATGGGCAGCCGACCATCTTTGACGACCAGAGCCCCACCGGTGTGAAACTGCCACCCCTCCAGGGCACGGTGCATGTTTCCGGACTGCAAACCCTGCTGCAAGAACAAGACGAGTTGAAGGCCATTGAGACGTTGATTGTCCCAATGGCCGCGCATCCGGTCTTTGGGGCCTATATCCGCCCGTACAACGTCGCCAAAGGGGTCGTGGCCCGCGCCAATCTGGAAGACGAGAAGTTTATCGTCGATGACGAGGGGGCCGAGGCCCTCATGAAGAAGCAAGGCGAGCGCGCCGAGCAGATGGCCGACATGCAGGCGCAACTCCTCCAGATGCAGCTCGCGACCCTCCAAAAGAAAGCCGAACTGGATGAGCGCAAGGTGGCGCTCGAAGAAGCCAAGGCCCAGGTCGAGACCCAGCAGGGCCAGTTGGACGTGCTCAAAGCCACCGCCGAGACGCGCCAGGCCGAACTGGAAAGTGACGTCGCGACGCAACAAGCGCAGGTGGAGATGGCCCGGATTGCCCTCGAACTCACGCAACTCCGCACCACCCTCCAGGCTGACGAGGCGCGGCTAGGGATGGAGATGGCCCAGACGGACTCTTCTCCCCCAGATCGGAAGAGCA